CCCAAGTTGCCCACCTCGACACTAGACCGCTGGGCATTAAAATGATAAGTTACCCGCAAGCAACGCTTATGGAGCGCACATGGCTGTAGAAAAACCCTTAGTTCCTTCTGATTTAGAGATAGAGACAAATCCTGCGGAAGAAGAACTTACTATCGAAGTTATAAACCCTGAAGCTGTTTCTATGGAAACTGAAGATGGTGGGGTTATAATTGATTTTGAAGGCGGCTTGTCAGAGCAACTAATGGGGCAAGACCACGATTCAAACCTAGCTGAGTCTATAGACGAAGCAGACCTTGAGGCTATGGCATCTGAGCTTGTAAGTGATTTTGAGTCTGATCGTGAATCTCGTGCTGATTGGGCTAGGGCCTATGTAAAAGGTTTAGACCTTCTTGGTATGAAGATTGAGGAGCGCCAGCAGCCTTGGGCAGGTGCGTCTGGTGTGTTTCACCCCGTGCTTACTGAAGCTGTCGTGCGGTTTCAAGCACAGGCTATGGGGGAGCTGTTCCCCGCTTCAGGCCCTGTGAGAAGCAAAATTATGGGCAAGCTTACTCCAGAGAAGTTTGATCAAGCTGAACGTGTGCAGAATGAGATGAACTACCTCTTAACGGAGGAGATGACAGAATACCGCGACGAGATGGAGCAGATGCTGTTTAAGCTCCCGCTGGCGGGATCTGCGTTTAAGAAAGTATACTACGATCCGCTTATGGATAGACCCTGTGCGGTGTTTGTGCCTTCAGAAGAGTTTGTTGTATCTTATGGGGCAACAGACCTAATGACATGCCCGCGCTACACGCATGTTATGAAGAAAACGGAAAACGAGATATTAGAGCTGCAAGTTGCAGGCTTCTATAGGGATGTGGACCTACCTGCACCTGCGCCAGATTTTTCAGATATTCAAGAGAAGTACGACGAACTTGACGGTGAAAGCGCGGTTCTTGAGAATGACGATAGGCATACAATTCTTGAGATGCACGTCACAATGAATATGCCTGAAGGGTTTGATGACTCTGATGAAATAGCACGGCCTTATGTAGTAACTATAGATAAATCGTCTCGCGAAATATTATCTATCCGTAAGAATTGGTATGAAGATGACGCTAAAAAGAAAAAACGCCTACACTTTGTACACTACCGTTATCTACCGGGCCTTGGGTTTTATGGAACGGGTCTTATTCACCTCATTGGTGGCCTTGCTAAGTCGGCTACCTCTATCCTTCGTCAGTTGGTTGATGCTGGCACACTGTCGAATTTGCCAGCAGGGCTTAAAGCTCGCGGTATGCGTATTAAGGGGGACGACACTCCTCTTATGCCGGGTGAATTTAGGGATGTGGACGTACCGGGCGGTGCCATCCGTGACTCGATTACGTTTATCCCTTACAAAGAGCCATCAAGCGTATTGTACTCTTTACTTGGAAATATTGTCGAAGAGGGACGCCGAATTGGCTCAGTCGCAGACATCCAAGTAGGAGATACTAACGCACAGGCACCCGTGGGCACAACTCTTGCCCTTATGGAGCGTTCAATGAAGGTAATGTCTGGTGTACAGGCCCGCCTCCATGCTGCCATGAAAAAAGAGTTACGACTTTTGTCTAAGATTGTTCACGATTATATGCCTGATGAGTACGTGTATGAAGTTGACGGAGACTTTAGCAGGAAGGCTGATTTTGACAAACGTATAGACGTTATACCTGTATCTGACCCCAACGCCGCTACTATGGCGCAGCGTATTATGCAGTACCAAGCCGCGTTACAACTAGCGCAACAAGCGCCCCAATTGTACGACATGGGTAAGTTGCACAGGCAAATGCTTGAAGTTCTTGGCATCCAAGACGCGGAAGATTTAATCAAGCTACCTGAAGATATTAAACCTTCTGACCCTGTAACTGAGAACATGATGATCCTGAAACAGGAGCCAGTCAAAGCGTTCAAGTACCAAGACCACGAAGCTCATCTAGCGGTGCATATGGCTGCGGCACAAGATCCAAAGATTATGCAGATGGTGGGGCAGTCTCCGTTTGCAAAAGTGATACAGCAAGCAATGGCCGCGCATATTACAGAACATGTTGCATTCCAGTATCGTAGAGAGATGGAGAAAATGTTGGGTGTTGAGATGCCTAGCGAAGATCAGCCATTACCTGAAGATGTTGAAGTTGAGATTTCCAGACTGGCTAAGGATGCCGCAGAGAAGCTCCTCAAGAAAGATCAGGCAGAGATGTCTCAGCAGCAGGCTCAAGCGCAACAACAAGATCCTGTTGTGCAAATGCAGCAGCAAGAGCTTCAGCTAAAAGCTCAAGAGCTTCAGCATAAGATGCAACTAGACACGGCTAAGCTTCAGCTTGAAGCTGAGAAGATTAAAGCCACTAATCAAAGAGAGGGTGCCAAGCTGGGAGTTAAGCTGGCAACTGATCTTGATAATTCCCAACGTGCAGATCAGCAGGCTGGGGCGAAACTGGGAGTTGAATTAGCAAAGGAGCTAGGCAAGGGGGATGGATGATACAGTTGTTGCGTTGATGAAACGTAGCATATCCGAATCCAAGACGGAGATAGAACAGTTTTTGGCCGGGGGCCAAGCACAATCTATGGAAGATTACTGCCGTCTTGTAGGGAGATATGAGGCTTTAAAACTAATTGAAGCCGATTTAGTTGATTTGGAAGAAAGAATTATTGCACAATAAGTTCTAGTATTCTATTTCGTAATTGGGGGCTTCGCGGATAGACCGCGCAAGGTTTCTGTGAACCTTAATCACTGCAAGGTATATGCAATGTATAAAGATGAAAAAGTAACTGACGATAAAGTAGCAACTCAGTTACCAGAACCAAAAGGCTACAAAGTTCTTATTAGCACTGTTGAGGTTAATGAGAAGACCGAAGGCGGGGTGTATATGCCTGACCAACTTAGGCAGGCAGAAGAAACCGCTTCTATTATAGGGTTTGTAATTAAAACTGGCCCTGATGCGTATTCCGATAAAGATAGATTTCCAAATGGAGCCTACTGCAAGGAAGGTGATTTTGTAATCTTTAGATCTTATTCAGGAACCAGATTTAAAATACATGGCAAAGAGTTTCGTCTTGTAAATGATGACACTGTTGAAGCAGTCGTCGAAGATCCACGGGGGTATACACGGGTATGAATAGTTTGGCAGATAAACCAGAGCTAACAGAACAAGATCTTGAAAACGAATCACCTGAAACACAAGATGTTGTGGATGATTCGTTTGAGATAGAAGTGTCTGACGACACTCCTGAAGAAGAGAAACCGCGTCTGGCAGAAGATAGAGAGCCAGAAGTGCCTTCTGACGATGAGATAGATAAATATTCTGTTGGGGTTCAAAAGCGCATAAACAAGCTAAAATTTGAAGCGCAAGAGCAAGAACGGCAAAAACTCGAGGCCCACAGACTGCAAGAAGAGGCCCTGCGGTACGCTCAACAGATCAAATCTGAGAACGAACAGCTACGAAAAAACCTTGATGCGGGTGAAGAAACCCTTATTGGGCAGGCTAAAGGGCGCATCGAAGCGCAGTTAGATAAGGCTAAATCTGCATATAAAGCTGCATATGAGTCAGGAGATCCTGACGCTTTAATAGCTGCGCAAGAGCAGCTAACGACCTTGAAGGTAGAGTCTGACAGGGTAAATAACTATAAACCACAGGTTAGAACTGCGCCACCGCCGCAGCCACAGTATGCTCAACCTGCCCCGCAAGCTAATAAGCCCGATGCAAAAGCCCTTGAGTGGGGGAAGAAGAACACTTGGTTTGAGAATCCCGAAACTCCCGAAATGACAGGTTTTGCATACGGGGTACATCAAAAGCTTGTACAATCAGGGATTGATCCGAGAAGCGATTCTTATTATGATGAAATAGACAAGGCTATGAAAAAAGCCTTTCCAGATAAGTTTGACGGTGGGCAAATAGAGGAAGAAGCACCCCAACGTCAGGCCGGTTCCGTGGTTGCCGCACCGTCAAGATCGACAAAAAAGCCACGCACAGTGCGATTAACCTCGACGCAAGCCTCTCTCGCCAAGCGGCTTGGACTCACGAATGAGCAATATGTGGCGCAAATGTTGAAGGATCAATCCAAATGAGTAACAGAACCTCACGCAGTAATGATGACCGCGAAGCGGTCAAACGTAAAGTGTCATGGGAAAGACCGACAATGTTACCGACCCCCGAACCTCGCGCTGGCATTAGCTATCGCTGGATTCGCACCTCTACCTTGGGTACTACGGATAACAAGAATGTTTCTTCCAGATTTCGTGAAGGTTGGACACCTGTTCGTAAAGAGGAGCATCCGAACCTTCAAATCGTGTCCGATATTGATTCGAGATTTCAAGACGGCATTGAGGTAGGTGGCTTATTGTTATGTCAAAACGCCATCGAAAAAGTTGAGGCTAGGGTTGAGAAGCAGCTAGACATGGCACAGAGCCAGATGGAAGCGGTTGATAATTCCTATCTGAAACAATCAGACCCTCGTATGCCCGTTCTAAACCCAGAACGGAGTACACGATCTTCATTTGGCAAGTAACCCTTTTGGGGAGCTTGTCGTAACTTAAACTCTAGGAGTATGAGAAAATGGCTACTACAGCAGCTCCCTACGGCTTAAAACCTGTGCGTCGCGCAGATGGAATGCCGTATGCTGGTGCGACTAATCAGTATCTCATTGACCCCGCTGGAGAAGCAACAAACCTGTTTTACGGGCAAGTTGTTATCATTGGGGCCGATGGTTACATCGCACTCGC